TAGTCAAGCATAAGTTCCTGCGTTGGAATGAGATTAGCCGTAGGTATGTTGACCATGAGCCTGAGTTCTATCAGCCAACAGAATGGCGTGGTCGTAGTCTTGATAAGAAGCAGGGTAGTAAAGGCGTGGTAGATGTCGGTAAGATAGGTGACATCAGTTTAACCAGTAAAACCCTATACAACAGCCTGATTGACAGGGGTGTATGCCCAGAGCAAGCACGTATGGTGCTGCCACAGAGCATGGTCACTGAGTGGTACTGGTCAGGTAGCTTAGATGCATTTGCAGACATGTGTAACCTACGCTGTAAGCCTGACACACAGTACGAGACACAGGTTGTAGCTGGTCACATTGACACAGAGATGACTAAGCTGTTCCCTGTATCATGGAAAGCATTAAGGGAGAATTACTAATATGACTACAGCAAAATCAATATGTGAGATACGTTTACATAATGCTATGGTACGTAATAATCTTACATTAGAAGAGTGTATAAATGCCATAGATACGTATGCTATGGATAAAAAATTTCACGACGATCTTGACAAGGTATACAATGTCGAACAAGATACATGGGATGATTGGCACGATGGAGATATAAAGTAGGAGACAATATGATACTGACCCTAGACGTAGAAAACACAGTAACTAAACGCAACGGCAAGATGCACCTTGATCCGTTTGAACCAGACAACACACTTGTTATGGTGGGTATGCTAGATGATCACATGAATGAAACGATTGTAACGTTTGATCACGCAGAGCAACAACCTACCACAGATGGGCGGCGTATTGTTCAGGATGCACTGGACTCTACCCGCCTGTTGGTTGCACATAATGCACCCCATGATCTTGTATGGTTATGGGAGTCAGGCTTTACTTATGATGGTGATATCTTTGATACCATGCTAGGCGAGTATGTACTGCAGCGTGGACAAAAAGAAGCACTGTCACTTGAAGCATGTGCAGAACGCTACGAGCTTGACACTAAAAAGCAAGACACACTTAAAGAATACTTTAAGCAAGGCTTGTCTACTCGTGACATACCCCATGCTGAGTTGACTGAGTACTTGTCACATGACTTACATGCTACCCAACAATTGTTCAATCGTTTGCAGACGAAGTACGAGGAATGCATTTCACTAGAACCAACCATTACTCTTACTAATCAGCTTGCAATACATCTTGCACGTATATATCAGCGTGGCTTTCAGGTTGACATGGATGCACTGATGAAGGTGCGGGATGAGTTTGAGCATGAGCGTAATGTTCTTACGATTGCATTAGAGGAACAGGTTGCAGATCTTATGGGTGACAGACCCATCAATCTTAACAGCCCAGAACAAAAGTCATGGGTAATCTACAGCCGTAGACCACATGATAAAAAAGTATGGGCAGACTTGTTTGATGAACGTATGCCTGACACAGAGTATCGTAGCACAGTACGCTTACACAGTGAGCGTTTATATAAACAGAAAGCACATCAATGTAGAGAATGTTATGGCACAGGTCAGGTAAGAAAGGTAAAGAAAGATGGCACTCCATTCGCTAGGACTAATAGATGCACTGCTTGTAATGCTGCTGGCTTTGTATACACTGATACCTCTACTCTGGCAGGACTAAAGTTCTCACCACCTACAGCCAAGTGGGTAAGCTCTAATGGCTTTGGTACAGACAAAGGTAACTTGTTATACCTTGAGGGTATTGCACGTTCCAAAGGTATGAAAGAGGCAGAGCTATTCTTACAGAACCTACGTAGGTTGTCTGCTGTAGAAACATATCTCAGCAGCTTTGTAGAGGGCATAGCAACGCATGTAAAGAATGACGGTAGGTTGCATGTACGCTTGCTGCAGCACCGCACTGGCACAGGCCGTTTATCAGGGGCAGATCCCAACATGCAGAACATGCCACGCGGTGGTACATTCCCTGTTAAACGTGTGTTTACATCACGGTGGGAAGGCGGTCAGATCATGGAAGCTGACATGGCCCAGCTAGAATTTAGGGTAGCTGCATTCCTTGCACAAGATAAGACTGCCATTGAGGAAGTGTCCACAGGCTTTGACGTACATGCTTACACTGCACAAGTTATCAGCGATGCAGGTCAGCCTATGTCACGGCAAGAGGCTAAGGCACATACGTTTGCACCTTTGTATGGTGCCAGTGGTTTTGGCAGGTCACAGGCAGAAGCGACATACTATCAGCAGTTTACGACAAAGTATTCTGGTATTGCCAAATGGCATGAGGCACTAGCCAAAGAAGCATTAAACACAGGCAAGATCACTACACCTTCTGGACGTGAGTTTGCTTTTCCTGACGTTGTACGTAGACGCTTTGGCGGTGTGACATTTTTCACACAGATAAAAAATTATCCAGTACAATCGTTTGCAACCGCTGACATTGTACCCATATCTTTGATATACATTGATAGGTTACTAACAGCAAACAGGCTACACAGTTGTGTAGTAAACAGTGTACATGACTCAGTTGTGATTGATGTACACCCAGATGAAAAGGACAGAGTACTAAAGGTTATTAGCGCAGCTAATGATAAACTAATATCAATCGTCAACCGTAAATGGAACATAGATTTTAATGTACCTCTATTATTAGAGGCAAAAATTGGTCCGAATTGGCTTGACGTAAAAGATGTAATATGATATAACCACCATTCGTAACAATGAAAAGGAGACTTAATATGAATCAAGTATCAACAATCGACACAAACAATTTCTCAGCAATGGCCCAAGTAATGGGCATGAACGCAGACACTACACAGCAGTCATCTAAAGCAAGCACACTTGCACGTTTACGTATTCATCACTCACCAATTATGGGTCAGCAAGAGATTGGTGGTAAGATGAAGAACGTAGAGGTTGTAAGTGGTGGCACATACAAGCTAGAGATTCCTGATGGGCCTACGTACTATGCTGAAAGTGTGTCTATTCGTCCTTACCTACAACGCTTCATGCACAAGAAGTTTGTCATGGGTAATGACTCAAGACCAAATCGTTATGTGAAAACTGTTATGGCTAATGACCTTAACCATGACATGAAAGACAACGAAGGTGGCTTCAACTGCGGTAAACCTGCTGGGTTTATCAAAGATTGGGCTGCACTGCCAGACAGCATGAAGGACTTGATCAAATCAATCAAGCGTGTTCGTGCATTGTTTGGTGTCGTTGAGCTAGTCAATCCTACAGATGATCAAGGTAATTCTGTAGATGTGGAGTCTACACCATTCATCTGGGAGATTGACAACCGTGACGCATTTAAAACAGTGGGTGAAGTATTCAACAAACTGTCAAAGATGCGGCGCTTGCCACCACAGCACTACGTGTCACTCACCACAACAGAAGTGCCATTACCTAATGGTAGCAGCTTCTATGTGCCTAACACTTCACTGGACTTGAACAACACTTTGGACATGGACAATGAAGCACAGGAGAACTTTGCTAATTTCATGGCATGGATTCAGAATTACAATACGTACATTCTCAGTTCGTGGGATGAGAACATGCACAAGAATGAAGAGGTTGACACAGATACTGTGGAAGAGTTCGTAGACATTGACGCAGAGGATTTTGTCTAATGAACCATCCTGCTGAACTGGCAATTAATCAGTATCTTGAAGATGCTACATCTGGTAAATCAACAATGTCGGAAGAAACAATTAAACAGATTGGTTCAGATGTAATGGATGCTGTAACACGTCAGTTCGGCGGGGGCAATAAGCGTGACAAGTTTAGGCTACGTATGTCTAATATAGGTAAGCCAACTTGTCAGCTTTGGTTTGAAAAGAATAAACCAGAGAAGGCATTGCCCAAGCCGACAACATTCGTAATGAACATGCTATTAGGTGACATAGTAGAAGCAGCGTTCAAGGGTATTATAAAAGAAGCAGGAGTTAAGTATGAAGATGATGATAACTTTGTCGAGCTACAGTTGGGAGACACAACAGTAAAGGGATCATATGATCTTGTGATGGATGGAGCAGTCGATGACGTAAAATCTGCATCGGACTGGTCATACAGAAACAAGTTTGAATCTTTTCAAACACTTAAAGACAGTGATCCGTTTGGTTATGTAGGTCAACTGGCAGGTTACGCTAAGGCTGCAGGTAAAAAAGCAGGTGGCTGGTGGGTAGTCAACAAAGCCAATGGTGGAATTAAATATGTTCCAGCAGAAGGTCTTGACATAGACAAAGAGATTACTATATTAGAAGATACTGTTGACACAGTAAATACTAATGAGTTCAAGCGTTGTTTTGATCCTATACCCGAAACATTCAGAGGTAAGGCATCAGGCAACAAAGTATTGAATAGCAATTGTAAGTTCTGTGATTACAGGTTTGAGTGTTATCCTACCCTACAAGAGCTACCATCTAAGGTGTCTCAGGCTAAGGTAAAACCCATTGTACCATACATAGAAATAAAGGAGTATTAAATGTTAGGTGATGAAGAAATAAAAGAAATGCAGGAGCAGATTGCTGCTATGGAAAAGGACATTGCAGAGCGTAAGAAACAGCTACACGAAGCTAGATATGCAGGACTACGTTCAGCTATGGAAGCACGTAAGGCTGCGGAAGATGCGGTGCGACAAGAGCTACGCTCACTAGGTGTGTCTACTGTAAGTAGTTTGCCTAGTCCTTGGAATGGGTTGTGGCGCATCTAATGTATGGCAAGCAGTTTGCCGCTGCTCTAAAGCATGGGTATAGGAGTGGGCTAGAGATCAAAGTAAAAGACTACTTGGTGGAGCGTAATGTTCGTGTCAAGTATGAAGCCATAAAGATTGAATGGGAAGATCTTATGTACCGCACCTATACCCCAGACTTTGTGTTACCTAATGGAATCATAATAGAAACTAAGGGTAGGTTTACATCAGATGATAGACGTAAACATGCCGCTATTAAGAAACAGCATCCAAAGCTAGACATTAGGTTTGTGTTTGAAAGTAGTAGACGTAAGCTGAGTAAAGGTGCTAAGACAACCTACGGTCAGTGGTGTGAAAAAAATAAGATCTTGTTTTACGACAGGATCATTCCTGAAGATTGGTTAAATGAAAAAGGTAAGGACATGCACCCTGACCTAATACATTTTCCATACAAAAAAGTAAAGAGGAAATAATATGTCAGAAGAAAAAGTATTTATAGACTTTGATCCAAATGATTTTATCATACGTATTACACCATTCCTAGACAAGAAGGGTAGGTGGACAGGAGAGTTAATGGTAGGCACTGTTACTACAGGAGAGAACACTACAACAGATGATGACTACGTTAATCTAATGCGGATGTGTCACATGGTTTGTGCATCTATTCCAGCTATGGAAGATAGTAATGACATACGAGAAACCCTTGCCAAGTATGCTAATGATGTGTTAGAAGAGGAAAAAGATAACAAACCAAAGGCTACCGTGGAAAGTGTTGAAGACAATGTAGTTAAAGTAAAGTTTAATTAAAGGAGATATGTATGTCAAATAAAGATATGGTAAACTCACCAGAGCATTACAACTTTGCAGGAGTGGAATGTATTGATGCTATTCGTGCAGCAACTGGTGAAGAAGGGTTTCAGTATTACTTACAAGGTAACATTATGAAATACCTATGGCGATACAGATATAAGAATGGCATAGAAGATTTACAGAAAGCACAGTGGTATCTAAATCAGTTGATTGAGGAAGAGAACGGTGATAGTTAAAGTATTTCTTACATTAAAAATAGACGAAGACGAATATCCTATTCCTGTGGATGGCTTTGTCGAAGAAGAAGTGAAGGATGCACTACAGGAATTCATCTACGATGTAGATGGTATGGAAATTAAATCAATAAAATTAATAACGGAGTGATGCACATGGATAATTATTTACCAACAGACTATCAATCCTTCATTCATACTTCACGGTATGCACGATGGCTTGAAAATGAAGGACGAAGAGA